CCCGTGGTGATTCCTGTGTATTCAGAGGTCGGCATTCGCAGGATGACGATGCCGGAACCGCCAGCGGCACCGCCGCCGCCGGAACCATATCCGCCACCACCTCCACCTCCCGAGTTGGCAGCGCCTGCCGATGGATTCCTTGCGTTTGGCTGGAAGCATCGCCCATCTCCCCCGCCACCACGTCCTCCTGCGCCTCCTGTTCCACGACCGCCGCCGCCGCCGCCGCCTGCAAACACCTCGCCGACGCCACGGATGTTGTTGACGGCACCATCCCCGCCTTGGCCGCCATAGCCGCCTACGTTGGGGGACACCGCAGCATTGCTGCCGCTGTGCCCAACTTCCCCTGCACCGCCGCCGCCGCCAAATCCCCAGTTTGGCCCAACCGCCGAAACCCCGCCATCATTTCCCTGCGATGGACTGGTGGTTGGCGTGTTCCCCAATCCCGCAGCGCCTGACGCCGCTGGACTGATTGACGCGCCCGCTCCACCGCCGCTTCCGCCATTGATGCCATCCATCAGCGTGTTGGCGAATCTGCCGCCACCACCACCCCCGGCAGAAGTAATCGTCGAGAAGGACGAGTCTACGCCGGCGGTTCCACGGGCATTGACACCCCCAGCCGCGCCTCCTGCCCCGACAACTACGTTGTAGGTCGTACCCGGCGTGGCAACGAATGCGGTGTCATGGCGATACCCGCCCGACCCGCCGCCACCTGCATCGCCACCACCGCCACCGCCGCCGACGACCAGCACCCGGATGCGGTTGGCCGTTCCTGCGCTTGTCGTTGCCGTGACCGCCGTGGCGAACGCCGACGATCCGCCTGCGTTGTAGGCGCAGACGCGATACTCGTATTGGCTCGACGCAGCCAAGCCCGTATCGGAGAACGTCGTGGTCCCGGCAAGCCGGATGCCGACCTGCTGCCAGATGCCCGTGGATGCCGGATACCGACGCTGGATGATCGTCCCGGTCTCGTTGCTGGCGTTGTCCGTCCACGACAGGTCGATCTGCGAGGACGAGATGACGTTTGCCTGCAAGTTCGATGGCGCGGCAGGGGCGGTCACGTTCATCGCCGCATTGACGTTCGTGGCGATCTCGGCAGAGCCCAAGTCGTTTGGGTGTACGTTGTCAGCCAATCCCGATGCGTTGCTCGGCATGAGCGCCAAGCCATCGAGATAGAACAACTTCGAGTCGCCCGTTGCGTACTCAATCATCGCCTCGACCGTGTTCTTCGCCTCCGTCCGGTACTGTGCCACGGTAATCGGAGTCGTACCCGGCGTGTAGAAGATCGGGCTGCACATGAACAGCCGTGGGTCGCTCATCAACGACTTCGCCTTGAGCAGCCAGCCGCGCACGTTGTCCGCATAGACGGCAAGCGGCAACTGACTTGCGGCGTCGTTGATGCCGATCATGTAGGTGCCGAGATCCGCAGTCGGTACGGTCGCAAGCATCCGAGGCGCGTCCCGCCACAAAGTCGGCGCATTTCCATACCCGACGTTGAACGACTGTCGGGACTGACCGTCCGCCACCTTTTGCGTCCACGTCGCGCTCGGCTTCGTGGCGTTGAATCCCTGCGTGATGCTGTCGCCTGCCAGCACGATGCTGCTTGACGGGCGCGTTGCCGTGGCAAGGGTGGCTCCGCTGTCGAGTGCCACGGATGTCAGGTCAACGTAGGAGCCCACGGTCCACAGGATGGACACCGTGTTGCTTCCGCCCGGGAGCGTGATGTCGTGCGTCCCGCTTCCCGGCACGGAACCCGTGTAGGTAAACGTCGTGAACTCCGAGTTGTTGACGTACACACTGCACACCATTCCCGTGTAACTGGCGCCCGTGTTGGTGTTGTACGCCATGATGATCCGCAGGTACGTCGCGTCGGTCACGAACGACACGCGGCTCCCCGGGAAGTTGCTGGTGAACGTGTTGTTCTGCCCCTCCGGCCGGCTGAAGCGCAGCCGGGTCGTGCTCTGCTCGGCGATGTTGACGTAGTCGGAAACCGTCAGGTTCGCGTTGTTTGGCAGATAGGTCGTATAGGTGATCGCCGCCGTCGTCACGCCTCCGGTCGAGTTCTGCGATGCGGCGATGATGCTCGACGAGCCGCCCGAGTTGACCGCCTGCACCCAGTAGAAGTAGGTGGTCGCCGCCAGCGGTCGATTCGTGCCGCTGTTCGCGGAGTTGTCCACATATCCCGTGGAGCCTTCCCCGAACGCCGTACCGACCACGGTCGCGCCCGTGAGCGTGTTGCTGGTGTTGCGGTAGATCAGGAACGACGTTCCGCCGTTTGGTGCCCAGCCGATGCCGACGCCGATGGCCGGGGAGTCGGCGACCGCAGAAACCAATGACGGGTTTCCCGGCGGATCCTCGCTGCTTCCTGGGATGAACCGGAACCGCCGCTTTCTCCCGACCGATGCGGCTCCGAATGAGGTTCCGTTCATCGGGAGCGAGCTGAGATTTGAGTTCGGGTTCGAGCTAGTCATGGGTGATTCTTTGCCATCCAGTTGAGACCTGTGTTCCTTGGGCCTCCGAAGGACCGCCTGTGGGCATCCTCGAAGCGTTCCATTTCCTTGTCCATGTCCCTCTGCTTCCTCTCGCGGATCATGCGGTCAACGTCCACGGCGACCGCCTTGGCCCAGTACCCCACGGCCATGCTCAGGGCATCGAGGCGGTCATCGTGGCGGAGGCTTCCACGGTCCCGGGTGATCCGGGTGAGCTGGTGGAAGAGCATGTAGGAGAGCTGCTTCTCCGGGGGGAGTCCCTTGGTGGACTCGTAGTCGGCCCTGACGACCGAGGGCTGCACCACCAGCCTGTGCTGGTTCATCACGGGCTCGAGGGTGTCGATGATCCGCTTCTCCTTCTGGGTGGAGTGGCGGACCTCCTCGGTGGTGCAGGGCCATGTCTCCCGGAGGTACGGGGTGAGGAGCTGGGTGAACATCCCGTCCCCGAAGTTCGACTCGACGAGGATGCGGTTGACCTTCTGGTCCCTGGCGACCTTGGCGAGTGCCTTGAGGTTCTCCGGGGTGTAGCCGCCGCGGAGGCCGCCGGCTGCCGTGAGGTGCATCCAGCCGTTGAGCATCTTGATGACCGCGTAGCCGGTCTCGTCCTCGCCACGTCCCGAGGGGTCGATTGCCATGACGGAGCCCGTGTAGGGCAGGAACTTCTCGGAGATGACCTGCGGCCTGTGCCAGCGGTCTCCCTTGAAGCCCACGGACGGGAGGTCTTCCTCGACCCGGTCGGAGGCTCCTGACCAGACGAGCCGCTCAGGACCCTGCTCCGGGTCGCCTCCATAGGAAATGAGGTCGGAGAGCCTCAACGGATACCGCTCGGCGTCACTCAGGGACGTGCTGAGCATGAACTGGAGCTGGAACCCGGACCTGCCCCAGGACAGGGCCCGCTCCTGGAGGTCCTCCTTCGAGAACCTCTTGGGATCCGTGGGCTCTCCGACCCTCGACTCGGACCACTCTTCCGTGACCGAGGGGGCAAGTCTTCCGCCGTAGGACTGGATCTCCTCTTCCTTGGGGTACAGGGCCGGCCAGATGCGGCACTCGTAGCCGCGTTCGTTCAGGACGTGGTAGATGGACTCCTCGGTCTGGGGAGTCCCGAGGAACACCACCCTGCCTCCGGGCTTGATGATGGCATCCACTTCCTTGATCCGCTCCTGGAGCTGCTCCCTCATGGTGGTGGTGGCCGAGTTGTTGGACACCTCCACGTCGTCGAGGATGACGCAGTCCGCACGGGAGCCCGTGAGCTGCCCCGTGACGCCGAGGCTCTTCACGCTCGGTGCATGGCTCGGGGGAGCCGGGGCCACGTCGAAGGCGATGGAGGAGTTCCTCTGGGCGTCCCTCGGTGCCAGGTGGTGAAACAGGGGCACCGCCGCCATGAGCTTCTTGCAGAAGTTGGTGAACTCGTCCGCCCTCTGCTTGGATGCCGACACGACGAGGAACTGCTTCGAGGGGTCCAGCATGAGCTGGTGCATCACGAAGGCGGACGTGATCCAGCTCTTGCCCACCCCTCGGAAGGCCATGAGCACCTGCCTGCGTGGCCCGTTCTGGACCCAGTCGGCCATCTCGTACTGGACCTTGGTGGGCTCGGGGAGCCCGATGGCGTTCCAGGTGAGGTAGAGGACGTTGCGGAAGTCCTTCAGCCTCGGGTCAAGGTTGTCCTGCAAGCGTCAGGTCCCGAACTTGCGCTCGACCTCTGTGTCGAAGGGGAGGTTCTGCGCCAGCCGCAGCATGGGGGTTCCCTCGAGTGCCGCCTGGTCGATGCAGTTGTCCTTGAGCATCTGGCGGGCGACGTTGAGGTCAGCCGGGGTGGCCTCACCGGACTGGATCCGGCGCACCAGTTCCCCGCAGAGGAGGGAGTGGAGGTCCTTGAGGACCTGCTTGTCAGCCATTGGCGACGTAGGCGGTCAGGGTGTGGTCGCCGCTGATGGCTGCCGAGGTGCAGACGCGCATCAGCGGGAAGCCCTGGACGACCTTGACGTAGGTGCGGTAGCCGCCGTTCGAGGTCCAGTCAGGGGTGACCCCGACAGGGAGGGTCATGGCCGAGACAAGGAAGGAGTCGATGGTGACCCAGTCCACGCCGTCGAGGGAGCCCTGGAGGGCAACGGTGCCCGAGGTGGTCGGGGTGGCGTTGGCGGTCGCCTTGACCTCCGCGACGAAGACGCTGGTGTATCCGACGACCGGGCGGTAGGCGGTCGCGGTTCCGGTGATGGCCGATCCAGCGGCCTGGCTGACGAGGGTGACGGTCTGCATGTGTTTACTTTGAGAAGAGGTGGATGAGGAGGGACACGGCAGCCGAGACTGCCCCGGCTCCCCCGATGATGAACGAGCGGGCGTGTTCGAGTTCCCGCAGGCGGTTGTCGTGGTCCTTGATCTGCTCCTGCTGGTGGCCCTGCATGGAGAGCAGGGAATCGACCTTGCCCTCGAGGCGACCGATGGCGAGGAACAGCTCGTCGTGGTGCTGCTGGGTCATGGTCAGCTCAGGCGGAGGAACCACATGCGCCAGGAAGCCTGCGTCCCGGCGGTGCCTGTCCCGGAGTCCGTGAAGTTCGGTTCGTTGCCCCAACCTGCACCGGACGCACCCGTGTACTTGAAGTAATAGAAGCTGTTGGCGGCGATGGTGATCTCGCCTCCGACTCCGGTTCCCGGGTTGTATTCCGAGTCAAGGGGGTTCAGGACCAAGAAACCCCATGGGTTGAGGACATCGTCAGGACTTGAGAGGTTGGCGATACCAGCAAGACCCCACCTTGACCGGCTGTACATGAGCAGGATCTTGATCGGGTTCGCGGTGTTGTTGTTGATCCGGAAGAAGTTCGTTCCGCTGTTCCCGGAGAAGGCGTTCGTCGCACTCTTGTAGTTGACGACGTTGAGGCGCGAGTTGACCGAGTTGGACAGGCGGCACTCAACCTGCACCGTGGAGGTCGAGACGACCGTGGCCGTGATTGGGTTGATGTTCCAATCCATGAAACCCTTGGAATCGACGTAGCCCTTGGTGGCTGCATCGGAGACATTGACCGGGGTTGCGACCGACGTGACGAGCTGGCTGCCCATGCCCACGGAACCAGTCGGGGTCGCCATCTGGTCGAGGCGGTTCGTGCGGACAGCCGTGGTGAAGTCCGTGATCTTGGACGCGGTCAGGTTCGGGATGTCCCCCGCCACCAAGGATCGGAACGAGGGTTCCCCTGCTCCTGAAGTGGGCGCGGACAGGACTTGGTTCTGGGGAACCTTCGGCCATTCGACGATGAGGTCACCGGAGGTGACGATTGGTGAGTTGCTGACTTGGAAGGGTGCCGGCATCGTCAGGCCCACGCTGGTCACGGTCCCCGAGGACGGTCCGAAGGCCACCGAATCGACGTAGCCCTTCGTGGCGAAGTCCGTGGATGCGCTTGGGTTCACCCCACCGACGATCTTGCGTCCCCCCGCGTTCCACACGTTGTTCACGGGGTCCAAGGGCAACCCGTTGGCACCCACGTCGTTGGCCTCCTGGGCGACGTAGAGGTTGTTGAGCATCGCCGTGTCGAGGTCGGATGCCGTGAGGACGTCTCCATCCTCAAAGTCAACGAGGCGCGTTGCCGCCGTGGTCGGGGTCTGCCGCTCGATCCGGACGTTGTCCCCCGCGGTTGCCCCAGATGCCAAGGTCACCGAGGGTGCGCTGAGGCTCCCCGAGACGGTTGCGGTCGTCACCAGGCTCCCGTTGAGGTAGACCTTGATGTGCGAGGACTGGAGTGCGGCCCCGCCGGGGAACGTGACGGGACCGAACACGGTCTGGCCGTTGGTGGCCGTGTAGGTGACGCTTGCGTATGGCATTGTTGTGGTTCTCAGCGGAGCATGGAAGCCTTGACCTCGCGGCTGTGAGCCACGGCCCTGGCGAGTTCAGGGGATTCCTGCATGAGCTGCTGCATGGCAGCCCTGCGGTAGTTGGAGACGTATCCACGGACGAGGGACACGCGGGGTGAATCGAGGTTGTCCTGTCCCATCTGCGGGAGCTGCCGGTAGAAGGGGCTCTGGATCAGGGAGGCGAGCTGGTCCTTGACCGACTTGCCGTTGATCCGCATCTGGCCCGTGAGCTCCTGGAGGCGGTCGTAGGCGGACTGCCCGTTCTTGAGCTTGATGGCACGGAGGTCGATTCCTCCCGGCAGGGTGCTCCGGGGAGCCCCGACCGAGATGAGGCTGTCCGCCAGCTCACGCTTCACGGGATCCTTGGTGCGGCTCGAGGCGGTCCCGGGGAGGAACATGCTGCCCCACCCTTCGTTGCCCTTGAGGGGTTCCCCGAGGGCATTGCGGACCTTGTCCACGGAATCCCCGTAGCCGGGGAGTCGCGCACGGATGGCATCCATCATGGAGCGGACCTCGCGGACATCGGGGTCCATGCCGTAGGTCTCTGCCTGGGCAAAGACGTTGGGGACGATGGCACCCGCGTACTGGCGCTGGAGCCTCTTGAAGTCGTTCTCGTCGCCCGTGAGGGCACCGAGGGTGGTCACGATGCCCCGGAGGTAGCTCTTGTTGGTGACGTTGTTCGCCACCGAGCCGATGACCGCCGTGGCGATCTGCATGACGGCATCCTGGTCCTCCGGGGACGGGTCGTAGGTGTTCGAGGCGATCTCGAAGGTGTCCGCGACCAGCCCGAGGAAGGTGGCGATGGGGTCGTTCCTGCCGTAGGAGACGTAGGTGTCCCCGAAGCGGAAGGAGTACGGCATCCACCCGGAGGCGAGGAGTTGCTTCCGGAGCTCGGGATCCTTGGGACCCCTGCCCGTGACCATCCCGTTGGCGGCAAGGGCGATGCCCGTGGTGTAGAGGAGGGTGCCCGTGGCAAGCCTTCCGGTCGCCTCGGCAACGGCCTCCTTGTCCCCGGCACGGGCAGCCTGCACCCAGTCGTACATGCGGCCAACCGGGTTTCGGTCGGTGACGAACGCCAGGAGGTTCGTTGGGGTGCGGATGAACGGCACCACCAGCTGGAGGGCCGGGACGTGGCTGACGGCACTTGCGGTTGCCTTGCCGATGTTGCCGACGAGGCGGGTGCCGTAGACCGATGACTCGGCCATGTCGTCGTACTCGCGCTTCCAGGTTGCCTCGCGGACACGACGCTCGATCTCAGACGACGCCTTCTGGAGGATCTTGTAGTCCTGCCCGGTCTGTCCCTGTAGGTTGGCCCCGAGGCCGGCCCCCATGAAGTCCTCATCGACGTAGGCATCCCAGTTCTGGTCCACGAACCGCTGGACCTCCGGGATGAACATCGGGTTGGCCCGTGACTTCCTGCCGGCGGCATCGAGGCTCTTGAGGAGCACCTCGGAGTCCTTGGACTTGCGGAGGTCGCCCACGGCCTTGACCTTGCCACCCTCGACGGCCTGCGAGTAGAGCCGGGACACCTCGGCCTGCACGGCGGGATCCTTGGCATCGAGGCCCTTGGCGGCTGCCACGGACTCCTCGAGGGTCTCGCGGAACGCAGCGGGGAGGTACTTGTCCCGAGCCAGCCTCATGCCACGCTCGAGGGTGGTCCTGCGGGTGTAGAGCTGACCGTCCACGAAGAGAAGCTTCTTCAGACGCTCGACCTCCGTGGACACCTGAACGGAGGTCATGGGGAGCTTGCGGTCCTGCGCGACGATGCGGCGGAGGACGACGTCCGACTCAGCCCGTGCCATGAGCGTCGTGAAGAACTCGTCGGAGGAACCCATGA